ATATATAATGCGAAAGTCAAATTCATAATCGGAAAAAAAATTCCGCGCAAAAAATTTTTATGGAAAAGGTTTATCACATCTACGCAAAGGAAGAGTGTTTATACAACAATCTAAATGAAGAACAATTTGCTAATACATGGGAAACCCTCAAGGGAATGGTTGGTCTAATGAAGACTGATTATGAACTTGAGGATTTGTCTTATGAGGAGATAGTTTGCCCCCATGGAGGTGCTGGTGGGGATAACCCGAATGAACCACCTGGATCTGATTCATATTGACAACATACATATTAAACGTTATAATTGATCTTGAAGGTTAATTCATCTTATGGCTAAAGGATTTACAGTTAAGGCAAATGCGCCCAAGAAGAAAAAAGAAGCAGAGTGGGACATTGCTGCAATCAAAGAACGCATGAAAGGTAAGACGATTGTTTTCTGTCTTCCTGGACGTGGATGTTCATATACATTTCTGAAGAACTTTGTTCAACTCTGCTTTGACATGGTACAGAGTGGTCTGAGTATTCAGATTAGTCAAGACTATTCGTCAATGGTTAACTTTGCCCGCTGTAAGGTTCTTGGTGCAAATGTTCTCCGTGGTCCTCAGCAAACTCCTTGGGATGGTCGTCTTGAGTATGACTATCAACTGTGGATTGATAATGACATTGTTTTCAACACTGAGAAGTTTTGGCAACTGTGTGACATGGCAATCCCTGCAGAAGGTGAAGAGAAAGAAATCGTTGCAGGTTGGTATGCTACTGAGGATGGTCACACAACCTCTGTCGCACACTGGTTGGAGGAAGATGATTTCCGTAAGAATGGCGGAGTCATGAATCACGAGAATGTAGAATCCATTAGTAAGCGTCGTAAGCCCTTCACCGTGGATTATACAGGTTTTGGATGGGTACTCATCAAGAAGGGTGTCTTTGAGAATCTGGAATATCCTTGGTTTGCTCCTAAGATGCAAGTCTTTGAGTCTGGCAATGTTCAAGACATGTGCGGTGAGGATGTCTCATTCTGTCTTGATGCTAAGGAAGCAGGTTATGAAATCTGGTGCGATCCTCGTATCAGAGTCGGTCACGAAAAAACTCGCGTTATTTGAGGTACTGAACAATGATGATGAAAGGCGGCACTTATGTCAAGAGTTCTCCGAAAAAAACTCGCCAAGGACGCTCGCAGTATACTCTACTATCCGCGACTTCTCGTAATAAGAAAAAGAAGCGTTATCGTGGACAGGGTAAATAAGTAAAGCAATGTTAACTTATCATGGCAGCACTTATTTGTAACCTCCCCTCGGTGGAGGTCTGGGTACGTAAAGAATATCTTACGGATCATCAAAGCGGTCATGGTGAATTTGTCAAAGGCGTCTGGGTATCGGCAAAGTCGATTCCTGGGCGCACTTTTTATTTTGAGACATACTTACCAGAGTATGCCGCAATGTATGACAAGTTACCCATCAGCGCGTTTGTCTCGGCTCCAGAACTACCAACACCTGATATGAACCTACCCAATCTACAGTTTTGGAACTGTATGGACTATGGGGTGGTCTCTGTAACGAAGCAGTTCATTGGTTCTATGGACTATGAACTATATACAAGAGATTATGGAGTTCAGAAGGGCACATATATTTGCACTTTAGACAATTATCATCAGGATCCTGAGGTAGTTGACTATGCAACAAGTGAAAATCCAGCTGAACATAAGTCCCATAACCTCATTGAACTGGAAAATGGGCAATATGCACTCTATCCAAACAATAGAATGCGTATCTATGACAATAGTTTGACTCCTGTCGAACCAAAAATGCCAGATTTTAAGGTTTCGACCCAATATTATCAAGTTGAAAACGGTTTTGAACGTCTTGGTATGGGTCGTGAAGACGAATATTTCTGGAAAACCGCAAAAGAACGCGAAAATTCACCCGAAAAAGAGGAAAATGACTCCGAATAACGATTTTTTAGACAATTTGGGTGCTGATCAGCATCAAAAAATGCTAAGAGAGATTTCTAACGACAAAATTACTCCAAAAAAGACTGATAAAATCAAAGAGAGTGAACTTTTTGATCCTGAGGGCGATCCAGAACCACTTTTTGGTTGATAAATAATACATAATTGCCGTATTGTTGTGCCTTTAGAGAGGGTAAGTCAAGGTTTTAAGGACGTTAGTATGTCCTTTAAGTCTAATCCATTAACTAACGACTTAATTGCACTCAAAAATGAGAATGCAATTGCTCGTTCAGTGCGAAATATCGTATTTACCCTCCCTGGAGAGAAGTTTTTTAATGAAAACTTTGGATCAAGAATCTCCAAACTGCTATTTGATAATGTTGATGATCTGACAGCATCATCAATTAAGGATGAGATAGAAAGATCAATCAGAAATAATGAGCCACGAGTAAGATTGAGATCTGTCAAGACCCTTCCTAATTTTGAGAATAATCAGTTTGACGTAACAATCACATATGACATCATTGGTGCAGATGTGCCTGCACAGCAATTAGAATTCGTGTTGCAACCCACAAGGTAAAATGCCATTAGTCAATTTTTCTAACCTGGACTTTGAACAGGTTAAAACATCCCTAAAAGAGTATCTAAGGTCAAACTCTAACTTTACTGATTATGATTTTGAAGGGTCTAACCTTTCGACGATTGTTGATGTTTTGGCATACAACACTTATATTACCTCATATAACGCAAACATGGTTGCGAATGAGGTTTTCATTGATAGTGCGACTCTGAGAGAGAATATTGTTGCACTTGCGCGAAATATTGGATACGTTCCCAGATCAAGAAAGGCATCATTAGCAACAATTAGTTTTTTTGTTGATACAACTTCAATTACACCGACTCCGGCAACGCTTACACTGAAAAAAGGTGTTGTTGCAGCATCCTCTGGAACGTTTGCTAATCAATCTTTCGTATTTTCTATTTTAGAGGATGTAACAGTTCCAGTTTTTGATGGAATTGCATCTTTTGATGATCTTGAGATTCATGAGGGTGTTCTTTTAGAGTCTAACTTCACATATTCCTCTACAAATCTCAATCAGAGATTCCTTTTACCAAATGCTGGTATTGATACTGACTTAATTAGAGTCACTGTCAAAGATAATCAATTTGCAACTGCTGCGGCCAAATATAGTTTACAAGATAGTCTTTTTGAGATTGATTCTGACTCAAAAGTCTATTATATTCAAGAAATTGAAGATGAAAGATACGAACTCATCTTTGGAGACGGAGTTTTTGGAAAAGCACTTCAAGAAGGTAATTATATAACCGCAAATTACATCGTTAGTAACGGTGATGCTGCAAATGGTATTAGTCAGTTTAATTTCTCAGGCAGACTAACTTATACTCGAAACAGTACTGAGTATAACGTCACCTCTGGAGTGTCTCTGGTAACCCCTGGAGTGGTTTCAGCGGGTGGAGAGAACATTGAGACCGTAGAGTCGATTAAAAAGTTTGCTCCAAGAATTTACGCGACTCAGAATAGAGCACTGACAGCAAATGATTATGAAACTCTGATTCCATCGAAGATTTATCCAGAAACAGAGTCTATCTCCGTATTTGGTGGTGAAGAGTTAGCTCCTCCACAATATGGAAAGGTCTTTATCAGCATTAAACCAAAATTTGGTGATTATCTGCCAAACTTGATCAAAGAAAATATTAAACTCAAACTTAAGAAGTATTCTGTCGCAGGTATTGTACCAGAAATACTCGATCTTAAGTATCTCTATATCGAAAGCAATACAAAGGTTTACTATAACACTAACTTAGCACCATCTTCTGAATTTGTATCTACTTTGGTGCAAAATAATGTCACAAAGTACTCCGAATCAACTGAGTTAAATAAGTATGGGGCGAGATTCAAATACAGCAAATTCTTGAAAGTAATTGATGATAGTCACGAATCAATCACATCGAATATTACAACTATTCAGATGCGACGTGACTTGAGAGTAACCCTAAATGCCTTAGTCGAGTATGCTATCGGTTTTGGTAATTCATTCTACATTAAACGAATGGGTGGATACAATATTAAAACCTCTGCTTTCAGAGTTGAAGGTATCAATACAGACGTTTATATTTCTGATCTTCCAAACACCGATAGAGAAACTGGAGAACTATTCTTATTCTCTGTTCCATCTATAAATTCAACAAATCCTACAATTGTTAGAAGAAATGTTGGAACAATTGATTATAAGAGAGGCGTATTAACTTTAAACCCCATAAATGTTTTATCGGGTAAAACAAAGGATGGACAGACAATCATTGAGATATCTGGATCTCCTGTTTCTAATGACGTAATTGGGTTGCAAGACCTTTATTTACAACTACAAATCTCAGATAGCACTTTTGAAACAGTTGTAGATGAAATTTCATCTGGTTTAGATCCATCGGCATCAAATTATGTTGTTTCTTCAAGTTATGCAAATGGAGTTTTAGTGAGACCTGGTGGAAGAGGTAGTGTTCCTGTGGCACCTGCTGCAACCGCTACAACCACTCCTACAGGTAGAACTGTACCACTTGCAACCGTTGCTGATGGGACAGCAACCACTACAACAACCACATCACCTACAACATCTACTCCATCATCTGGCGGAAGCTCAGGCGGCGGTTCATACGGTTACTAATAGTATCATAAAATGGCAGAAAAGAGAGTTCAGTTTAACAACGTAGTACAGAATCAGCTCCCCTCTTACGTTAGAGAGGAGTTTCCTCTTATTTCTGAATTTTTAAAACAATATTATTTGGCACAAGAATTCCAGGGTGCCCCTGTTGATTTAATTCAGAATATTGATCGTTATATTAAACTTGACGAAACAACTAATCTCACAGATTCTGTCACATTGTTGTCGGACATAGATTTTATTGACACAACCGTAAAAGTTGATCTTGGAATTAATCCTACTGGAACTAAAGGGTTTCCAGACTCATATGGTTTGATTCAGATCGATGATGAAATTATTACATATACATCAAAAACAAATTCTCAGTTCGACGGATGTATTAGAGGATTTGTTGGGATTACTTCTTATAGAGCAGATGTAAATCCAGAGAATTTAGTTTTTGGAACTTCTACTGCTAATGAGCACAAGAGTGGTTCTACGATTAAAAACTTAAGTAATCTCTTCCTAAAAGAATTTTTAACAAAAACAAAGCGTCAGTTTCTTCCTCTTCTGGATGAAAGACCTCTTGCAAGCGAGTTAAATCAAAACCTTTTTATTAAGCAATCAAAAGATTTCTATCTGAGTAGAGGAACCGATAGATCTTTTGAGATCTTATTCCAAGCATTATATAATGAAAACGTAACCGTCGTAAAACCAAGAGATTTTCTTTTTACACCATCGAACTCTGATTTTAGAGTTACTAATGATTTAGTTGTTGAAGCAGTAACTGGAGATCCTTTAGATCTTGATCAAGCAACTCTTAATCAAGAACCATACGCAGCTGCTAATATTGTACGAGCATATGCACCAATTACTGCTGTAGAAAAACTTCAAGTTGGAACTGCAAAAAGTTTTTACAAATTAAGTCTTGATGGTGGATATGATAGAGACGTTGAAGTTGAAGGTGCCATTCGTGGATCTTTCTCTGTTCACCCTAAAACAAAATTAATCGGACAGGTTAGTTCTGGTGCGACTATTCTGAACGTTGATTCTACTGTTGGATTTGGCACCACAGGTGAATTAGCAGTTGTATATAATGACACAACAACTGGGTTTGTTTCTTACACATCTAAGACCTTAACTGAGTTCTTTGGTTGCTCTAACGTAACAAGAACAATCTCTGACGGTGAAGACGTTGGTATCAATACTTTTGCATATGGTAGATCTTTTAAAGATCAAGATGAAATTATTACCGTAAGAATTAACTCTGTTCTCAATAACTTAGAATTCCCATCTAATACAACTAATTTCCGTGATGGAGATACTGCAAGAATCAGAACATTAGGTAGAGATAAGACTGAAACTATCTACAGAAACTGGTTCTACAACTATGCATCTTCCCACTCTGTAAAATCAATCAAGTTAGTTGATGCTTCTGACAACAGTTATGATCTTCAATTAAATCAGAAACAGTTTTTCCGTCCTAATGACAACATCGATGTCATTGACGATACTGGAGCTACCAGAACTGGAGTTGTTTATTCAATCCTTTCTGACACCGCAATCGCCATAAAAGGATCTGGATCTCTTGATCCAAACAGATCATATACAGTAAATAGAAAAATCCTGAAAGGAAATGCTCAGAACTTCCCTTCAGCAGAATTGTATCAAGCAAATATACAGGGTGTTTATGATAACGAAGAAAACTTCCTTGTAGCATCTTCTTCTATTCCATCATATTTTACCGCTGCAATTAATACCAGCGATAGAACAGTTACTTTCTCTGGCACTTTCCTTGGAGACGAACTTGAAATAACTCCTCTTGGAAAACATAACTTCTATTCAGGTGATGCAGTATATTATGCTGCTGAGTTGACAACTGAATCATATGTTGATGATAGTGGAAACTCTCAAACCAGAACTGTAAAGGGAACTTCTCTTGGTGCAAACTTCCCTGACGGTTTATACTATGTTAAGAGAATAAGCGATACTAAGTTAAAACTTGCTAAGAGTAGAAGTGATGTTTATAATAACAAATTTGTTTCGGTTGAGAGTTCAACCACGGTAACTGATAATACCTTACAACCATTTACTTTTAGAGATAAGACTCTTGAATCTCAGAAGTTAATTAGAGAGATTCCTAAAAATGCACAACATACTGGAAAATTAACTCCTACTGAACCAGGATTTACTGGCGTATTGGTTAATGGCGTTGAGATTCTTAATTATAAGTCTCCTGATGTTGTTTACTATGGTCAGATAGATGAGGTAGAAGTTCTTGCTCAAGGATCTGACTATGATATTATCGATCCTCCACGTCTTTTTGTTAGTGATAGTGTTGGAACTGGTGCAACTGGAGATGTTGCTGTATCTGGAGTATTAGAATCTATCAGAGTTCTTGACTCTGGATTTGATTATACTTCAAAACCAACCATAACAATTATGGGTGGTAATGGTGATGGAGCATCTGCTATCCCTAATATGAAATTGATTGATCATTCAGTTTCATTCTTTTCGGAAGCTGCATCCAATAGAGTTGCTCTTGGTTCTACCCAGTCAACTATTGGATTCTCTACTTATCATAAACTGAGAAATGGTGAGCAAATAATCTACAAAACAAACGGTCAACAAGCAATTGGTGGTCTTACAACAGATGCCAAGTATCATGTATCTGTTCAAGATAATCAAACCGTAAAACTTCACAATAATTTAAGTGATGTTCTTGCAGGAATTAACACAGTAGAATTCACTTCTTTTGGAAATGGATCTCATCAACTTCAAACTGTCAATAAAAAATCTGTAGTTGAGTCTATCTCTGTCATCAATAGCGGATCTGGATATGAGAATAAGAAGAGATCTTCAGGAATTTCTGGAATCAGCACATCTCAAGACACGATTAATATAAAGAATCACGACTTTAAGTCTGGTGAGAAAGTAAAATACACTGCTGGAACCTCTGCAATCGGTGGACTGACCGATGGAACAGAGTATTATGTCATTAGAATGGATAATGACAACTTTAGATTGACAGAAGTAGGACTCACTACATCAACAAAAACTCTCTTCTATGATACTAATCAGTTTATTCAACTGACATCTACTGGTGCTGGAACGCATTCATTTAATTATCCCCCTATTTCAGTTTCTATCTCTGGACCAATCGGAATATCTTCTATTGGATCTGAAACATTCCAAGCAGAAATTCAACCAATCTTTAGAGGAGAAATAACTTCTGTTAATCTTTCTAACAATGGTGTTGGATATGGATCATCTGAAGTTCTTAATCTTGATAGACCTCCTCAGGTAACTGTTGTCTCTGGACAAGATGCACAGTTGTCACCAGTAATTAATGATGGTCGTCTACAAGAAGTATTGGTATTAAATGCTGGTAAGAAGTACAATTCTCCACCAGATCTGACAATCACTGGAGATGGTATTGGTGCTGTTATAACTCCAGTCATGTCTAATGGAACTATCACTTCAGTTAAAGTTCTTGAACCTGGAACTGGATATGAGCAGAGTACAACTTCTATTGATGTTGTGTTCCCTGGAAGAGGTGTTACCTTAAGAGCAAAACTTCAAAATTGGAGAGTTAATTTATTCCAGAAGAATCTGTTTAATTTCAAAGATGATGATGGTATTGTTGTAACAGGAACAAATGAAGATTTTGGATTACAATATGCTCATGTTTATGCTCCCAGAAAATTCCGTCAATTAAATTATTCTGTTGACGCTGATGGTAATGTACAATACGGTGATGCAGATCTTAAGATTGATGCAAATACGAAAGAAGAATCTCTGTCAACTCAACACTCTCCAATCATAGGTTGGGCGTATGATGGACATCCAATTTACGGTCCATATGGATACTCAACACGTTCTGGTGGATCCGTTGTTCCGATGGAGACTGGATATGTAGAGGATGCTACTAAAGCACAAAGACCTCCACTTACAACTTGGCCATCGGGATTCTTCATTGAAGACTTTGTATACAAGAACAAAACTGGAGTAGCAGTTCTTGATGAAAACAATGGAAGACATTGTGTAACTCCAGATTTTCCGAATGGGACTTATGCATACTTTGCGACTATCGCAACTAATGAAGCAGATACTCAATCACCTTTCACTGGATTTAGAAGACCCAAATTCCCATATCTTATTGGTCATAATTATCATGCTAAACCAAATACATTCAACTTCCAAAAGGTAGCAAACCAAGATGAGTTTGATTTTAACAATTCAAACTATATTAAGAATACTGCTCCATTTAACTATATCGACGGTAAGTCAACAAGATACAAGTATGTCTCTCTTCCAAGTGATTTAACTCAAGAAGTTGAAGTTAGAAATGCTCTCAGAGGACCTATTGATTCTGTTGGAATTATCACTGGAGGAAACAATTATAAGGTTAATGACCCAGTTGTATTCAATGAATCAAACACAGGTGGTGGAGGCGTTTCTGCAAGGGTCTCACGCATCTTAGGAAGACCCGTTGAAAGTGTAAGTGTTGCCACAAGTTCCATTTCTGGAGTTGAATTTTATCCATCTGGAGTTAAAGGTAAATTCATTGCGTTTACTGAAAACCCTAATGATTTCAGAAATTCTGACATCATCTCCGTAAGTGGTGTTTCAACTTCTGGATCTAAATTGGAGGGAACTTATCTTGCAGGTATCGGAACAAATGTTTATAGGGTAGCTGGAGTAGGAACCACATCTTCTGGAATTGGAACTGTTGAAGCAACTGGTATTGTTACTTATATCAACGTAGTTGGTAATTTAAATTATCCAGATATCAGAGAAAATGATATTCTTCAGATTGGAACAGAAACTGTCAAGGTTCTGAATGTTGATCCACGTCTCTCAAGGTTGAGAGTTCGTAGATCTGTAAATGGTGTTGTTGGTGTATCCCATACTGTTGGAACTGGTGTAACTTCCCTGCAGAGAAAATTAACCATCACCTCTGGATTCAAGACAGATTTTGCATACAGAACTAATAAGGAAGTTTACTTCAACCCAGTAGAAACTGTGGGTCTTGGTAGCACTGGTGGTGTTGGTATTGGAAGCACTATCTTCTTCACTAACCCAGGAACGGGTGCAACATCAACTATTATTCCAACTAAGACTCTCTTCTTTAAAGATCATGAGTTTATGACTGGTGATCTTGTAACATATTCTGCTAATGGTGGTAGTGGAATTATTGTTCAAGACGAAACAAACGTTGGAGTTGGAACTACTGTTGCAGATGGAACTCAACTGTTTATTGCTAAAGTATCAGAGAACCTCATTGGTTTATCAACAGTAAGAGTTGGTCTGGGAACAACTGGAACATTTGTAGGTGTTGGTACTACTGCATCTACCACATTAGCATTCCTTGGTATTGGAACTGGTGTTGAGCATAGTCTCCAAACTAATCATGCTGTGATAACTGGAACTGTTTCAAGAAATAGGGTAACTGTTTCTACGGGACAAACTCATGAACTTCATGTTGATCATGATATCTTCCTGGATGTAAATCCTGGAGTAGCTTCTGCATTTACAATTAAGTATAATGATTTCAATAGAAAGATTGTTATCAATCCCAAGTCTTACAGTTCTACTGGAATTAATACCTCAACAGGTGTAATTACTATTGTAAACCACGAATTCATTAACGGTCAAAAAGTAATCTACACATCTGGAGATGTTGCAGAGGGACTTACCGACAATGACATCTATTATGTTGCAGTTACTGGAAAGGATACCTTCAAACTTGCAAACAGTTATGAAGACTCTGTAAGAAATATTCCTGCAACTGTTGGTATTGCAAGTACTGGTGGTGGCGGAACTATTAACCCAATCAACCCTCCACTAAACCTGTATAAGGATTCTACGGTTACTTTCAATCTCACAGATTCTTCACTATCACATACGGTACAGAATACATCGTATCCATCATTTGAATTTAACTTATATCATGATGCTAACTTTACTAACAAGTATGTTGGTAAACTAAGTGATAATAAAAACTTTGATGTAACAAGAACTGGTAGACCTGGTATTGATGGAACTGCTAAAGTCTCTCTGACTGTTAATGATGATACTCCAGATAGACTATACTATAGACTGGATCCAGTTTACGAAAGTGATGATGTTCCGGTTGAAAAAACTGGAATTAGTATCGACGCTGATGTACTGGAAAACAATACTGTAAGAGTATTGAAGAGTCTTTACAACGGTAAGCATAAAGTTTCTACTGCTGCAACTGACTCATTTACTTTCACAATTGGAGTAACTCCAGAAAAATCATCTTACATCTCATCTACAACTGCGGCAAACATTACTTACGAAACCACTTGCACACATGCAAGAGGCCCAGTAACTCAGATTGAAATTGTAAATGGTGGAAAGTCATACTTTGCACTTCCAGGAGTAACTACCATTACTTCTGTGGATGGTCGTGGTGTAATCTTGGAGGCAAAGGGCAATAAAATTGGTAGGATCAATAAGACCCGCATTAAGAACATTGGATTTGATTTCCCATCTGACAAGTCTTTAAGACCATCTATAACTCTTCCAAACGTCATCAGCATTAAGTCTCTGAAGTCTTTCGATTCTATTGGTATTTCTTCTGGAGGAAGAGGTTATTCTACAGCACCAACACTCTTAGTATTTGATGGAAAAACTAATGAGAGAATTACCGATGTTGATCTTGATTATAAACTTGGAGATGATAGAGTAACTATTCTCAAAAATACAAAGGGAATTAGTAATACTACTCCTGTGATTTTGCCTACAGCAAATACTAATGGAGTGGGAATTAGTACAATCGGATTCAACACCACTACTAATCAGGTTACAGTTACCTTAGCAGTTGGATTTAGTACAGCAGATGCTTTCCCATGTGAAGTAGGTGATAAGGTTCTGATTGAAAATATTAGTGTTGGTATTGGATCAACTGGAAAAGGATTCAACTCTTCTGCATATGATTATAAGTTATTCCCAATTATCGCTGTAGATAAAAACCTTGGCGGTATTGGAGCAACTGTTGCATACAGTCTGGAAGGTTTAGTTGACACTGACAGAGGAGAATTTGTTGGTAAATTTGATTCCTTTAACTCTGGTGGAAGACTTATTCCAGAGAAATACTTCCCACTCTTTGATGTTTCCTTAAAAGACAATGAATTCTTACAGGATGAAATTGTATCTTCTCCAAATACTTCTGGTATTGTTGAGAGTTGGGATAGAAAAACTGGAACTCTTAGAGTTTCTACCAGTAAAGATTTTGCTGTCGGAGAAATAATTACAGGAAAAGCATCTAACACTCAGGGTATTGCTTCTTCAGTAACAACTTATAATTCTATTCTTGATACTGATGCGACTTCAAGAGTTATCAAGGGATCACAAACTGATTCTGGATTCCTGAATGCAAGTCTTCAAAGAGTACAAGATAGTTTCTACTATCAAAACTTCTCATATTCTCTGAGATCAAGAGTTGACTTTGATACTTGGAATGATGCTGTTAGTGTTACTAACCACACTGCAGGTTTCCGTAAGTTCTCTGATTATCAACTTGAAACCCCAGCATCCTTCTCTGAAGTAACTGGAAACTCAATGGCAGTCGGATTATCAACTGAATTGTCATATTTCAGTGTGGTAAATGATCTCTATGGTGTTGCTGATCTGAACTGTGTTTATAACTTTGACCTGGTTGCAGAAAATTCCCTGGATGCTGCCGGAGCAACATATTCCGATGAGATTATTTTTGCAAGCAGAATTCTTACAGACTTCTTTGAATCTTTCGGAAACAGAGCTGTCAACTTTGATAATATTAGTGGATTATTCAATAGTAATCCAAGGGCAACCAGATTTGCTTTAATTGATAGTTTCAATATCAACAACAGTAGAGCGATGAAGTATTTCATCTATCTCAAAGATGAAAGATTTGTTGGCCACCGACAATTTGATATTGTCACCATGCTTCAAGATGGCACATTTGCATATATCAACCAATACGGTAGAACAGATACTGTTGGTGAACTCGGTTCATTTGATATGACCATTTCTGGAGTAAATGGTTCACTACAGTTCTTCCCCAATGATTTTGCATTCAATGATTATCAAATTGTCAATATTGCATATCACCTTGATGATAATGTAATTGCTGGATTAGGAACAACAGTTGCTCTTGACAATGTTGTTGAAATTCAAACCGATAGTGTTGATTGCAGCAGTCGCGCAACAGTTGTTTCTGTAGCGAATACTGTTAGATCTATGAAGGTTTATTCAACAGTAACCAACATTCAATCAGATCCTACTCTTAATGAGTATCAATATGATGAACTTAATCTTATTCACGATGGAAGTGAAGTTTATGCTACAGAATTTGGAAGACTGACTACTAACTTAGGATCCTTCGTTGGAACTGGATTTGGAACTTATTATCCATATCTTGATGGATCAGAATTTAAAGTGGACTTTATTCCTGTCGCTGGACTTGCAGGAACAGTAGTTGCAAATACTTTGCAAGTTGGATTCACAACTGAATCTATTGTTGGATTTGGAACCACTGAGATGAAGCACGTCTTTATCGATGCAAAGACGACAACAATCGCTTCTTCTGGAACTCCTGGTATCACAACTGTAGCATCGTACTTACCTGAGTATGATGCAGCATACTTCATGGTTCAGATTTCTGATACTGGTAATAATCACAATCATCATGAACTGAGAGAATTACTTGTTATGGATGACTTCTCTTCTGCGGAAGAAGCATCGACAACATATATTCAAGAGTTTGGTAATGTTGAAACCGAACTAACTCTACCATATGTAACTGGACTTGGAACATTTGGTGCAAGAGTTACGTCAAATGGCGGAGTATCCTTGACCTTCACTCCACAGGCTGGAATTGGAGTCACAGTCAAAACATTCATGAATGCTCTCAGACTTGAGGATGATAGTAAGGATGAAATTGATTTTGAAAATGGTTTGATTGTTTCTCACTATGCTCGTTATGAAGGAACTGAAAATGCTGTTAAGAAGCAATTCAACTTAGAGCATAGATCTGATTCAGTATTTGAAAAATACTTTGTAGGTAATGATTCTGATATTGTTAGTATTGATGCTGATACTATCAGAATTCCAAACCACTTCTTTGTTACTGGTGAGGCAATTCGTTATGATAGAAACGGTGGTATTACCTCTGCAATTGGTATTGCAACTACAAGTTTTGCTGGAGTTGGCAACACTGAATATCTCCCAACTGGAGAAGACATATTCGTAATTAAAGTTACTGACGATAAGATCAAACTTGCATCTTCTGCAGAAAATGCACTGAAGAGAATCGCCGTTCCCATTGAACTTGAAAGTGTTGGTATTGGTACTTCGCATAGATTTATCGCAACTAATCAAAATGCAAGATGCTTGATTGCTCTTGATAATTTGATTCAGTCTCCTATCGTATCTACTGCTCAAACTCAAACTCTTGCTGATAATGTAAGTTCAGTTGAGAATGCTATAAAACTGAGTGGAATAACATCATTCTTTGGATCAGATCTCATCAAGATGGGTGACGAGATTATGAAGATTACTGGTGTTGGTATTGGTAGCACGAATAGATTTACTGTCCGTAGAGGACAACTTGGAACAAGAATTGGAACAGGTGATACTGGAGATGTGATCACTAAGGTTGTTGGTAATTACAACATTATTGATAATGCAGTTAACTTTGCTGAAGCTCCATATGGTGGTCAACCTATTGGTAGTATTACTAATAGACCCGACGAAAGAGATTGTACTGGTATTACAACAGGATCTACTTTCCAGGGAAGAATGTTTATGAGATCTGGTATCCCAGATACCACAAACAGCACCTATCACACAAACTACATTTTTGATAGTCTGTCTGAGAAGTTTGATGGTAATACCCCAACATATACGCTGACCTCTGCAGGATCTTCTGAAATTTCTGGAATTTCTACAGGAAATGCAGTTATTTTGATTAATGATATTCTGCAAGGTCCTGGTCAGAGTAGAGACTTTACTATGGGTGAAAATCTTGGTGTTACCACTATCACCTTTACTGGAACAGCATCTTCTACAACAACTGATGCAAATACATCTAACCTTCCTCTTGGTGGTGTTCTTCTCTCTGTTGGTTCTACTGA